CTAATTATGGGATTCTTCAAGGTTCCAAACCTTATGACCACCCAAGGTAGACCTATGCCCAAAACAGACCTTAAGATATTAACGGCCAGTGCGTGCGTCACCCTGATAGCTTTAATCATTGGATTGAGATATGTCCCCAATAAATCTAACTACGCCAAGGGTTTGCTTCTTGCATCATCCCTCGGCTGTGTTTTATCCTCTGCCCGTGTCATTGAGGATAGTCGCAGACGCTGCAAGCTTTAGAAAAAGTTGTCAGTTCTATACATATTAACCGCAAATGAACCAGTTTTACCAGTTACTGAGACTGTTTCATTTCCATACAACTCCTGGCAACCAATATCCTCCATGCAGTCCCTAGAATTGTGACTCAGGGGGACTGGGTATAAATTCTCTCCACCTGTGGTTGTGTAGTAGTGATAGCGATCACGTCTACCTCGCACTTCTTTCCCATACAGTGGTAGTGTTTCTTGACCTGACTCACCAACGATGATACCCATTTGTTGCATGTGTCCTGGTTTATACTTCTTGATTGGTGGACCTCTAAATTCGGGTTCACGTCGGGTTTCGATGGGTCTCGGTTGCAGTGGTAACACCCTTTTCACTGGAACTCTGACAATCCTGGGATTGTACCACATATAGGTAACAAATGCAGTCAGTAGAACTAGGGCGAACCACAACATCTGGTTTTTCTCTTTGTTCTTCATTTAGTATACTATAGTTAAGGAGAATCTTTGAGATTAAGACATGAAGGTACTGTCGATAGACATTGGATACCATAATATGGGTATAGTCTTTGCTGAGTGTTCGGGTCCTAAAATTACAGTTGAATATATAAAGAAAGTGAGTTTAGAAGATTACAAATATATAAAGACAAATGGTTTTATTGATATAATTCCTTTATTTGTAGAAGACCATAAAGACTTATTCGATAGAGCTGATAAGATACTCATAGAGAGACAACCCCCCGGAGGGTTTACGAACATTGAGATTCTTCTACATTACATGTTCAAAGATAAGGTTACTTTGGTATCACCTGTGAGCATGCACGTACATTTTGGTATGAGACATTTAAACTACGAGGAACGCAAGGAGAGGACTGTGTCAATCGCTGAAAGGTATATTGGAGGGGATATCCCATATGAGAGAAAACACGATATAGGTGACGCGTTATGTATGATTATATATGACAATTTCAGGACTTCTGTACATATATTTGACCGTTTTAGAATGGGGGCATCTTGAATATATTTCTTGGTATACAGTATAATGCCTACCAAGAAACAAATTGAAAATGCGAAAGCTAAGCTAAAAGTTGTCAAAAAACCAAAGGGTAACGCACCTAAATTACCCAACCGTCTTCAGTACATCATCATCCGAGTTGACGGTAGAAAGAAGGCTGATCGTCAGATGTTTTCTGATGTGCAGGAGTATTTACGTAGTCAAAAGAAGTGATTATTCCTTATTAAGTTCCCTCTTGATGATTTCTAGAGAGTTTACCACTGCGTTAAACATCTCGAAAACATCGTTCGTATTCCCCTGGTCAATGAGATCGCGTAATTTTTCAATATTATACTCGAGTGACTCCTTCTCCTTTTTACTTTTTACTTCCCATTCTTCTAGAACTATTTTAAGGCCATTGATTTTTTCATCCAATGTATATGTGAGTTTCTCGATGGTACTATCTAAGCTGGAGATTTCTTGTTTATAATAGACCCGTTGTTTCGTGAGAATGTCTCTCTTAAGCGGGGATTCTGTTCGCTCAATCTGATACTTGTTTTGTTCAATTTTACCTTCCACTTGTTCGATGTTATAGAGGTATTCTCGTTGGTGAAGATTCTTGAGGTTATCTAAACGAGTAATTTCTGTTTGAAGTTTTACGTCCATATATTTATACATGAGATGCTACCTTTAATTACTTTGCGGCCTTGATAGCCTTCTTCATCTCATTCAGAAAGAAATCAAAGTGACCAATTCTATACTGAGTGAGTGCCCATAACATAAAGAAAGTGGATTTTGTTAATTTGTTTAGATCATTGTCATCCATTTTATAAATTGGGCCAACCAATCTACCCATGAATGTTTCTTCCTTACCCTGACCAGTTACAGCCATTTCGAGTTGGGTGAGGGCACATGTATCGTCATTCACACTCCAATGAAAGAATAAGAAAGGTACAAGAAGTGAATAAAATTCTAAATGTTCACGATTACCTGTGAACGGGACTATGAGCATTGCTATCAGAAATAAACTGTGTAAAAAAAATATTATATTCATTTATACTATACTATACAATGGTAAAAGAAAAAATTGTATGGAATGACCAGCACGAAACTATATTAAGACAATGGGGTGAGGCGGCTGGGTGTTATAGATTTATGCATCATCAAGCATTCTTATTGTATAAAAAATTGAGTCTACGTTTTACACTCCCCGTTATCATATTGTCAACGATAACAGGTACAGCGAATTTTGCGCAGTCAACTTTACCTCTCAGTGTTCAACCAGCCGCACCGTCTGTCATAGGTGGTTTAAACCTGATTGCGGGTCTCATCGCCACGGTTTCAAATTTCTTGAAGATTAACGAATTGATGGAAAATCATAGAACTGCTGCATTATCGCATGGTCTTTTATCGAGAAATATTCGATTAATGTTAGCTATACCACGAGATGAGCGTAAAATTCACGGTCTGAAGTTTGTAGAAGAGTGTAAAGCTGAATACGACAGACTTCTGGAGCAATCACCAGCTGTTCCCTCTAAGGTGTTGATGGATTTCGAGAAAGAATATCCATTTGATAATATATTCACAAAACCTGAAATTATAAATGTACGCTCAATTCCCCATCTCAAAACACCAAAAACAATTGAACCAATTCATGCTATAACGAAGAATACACCACTCGAGAGAGTAGGAAAGTTATTCAAACCGAATACCGCTGACGAAGAAGTAGGAGATGAAGAAGAATCTATTGAGGGAGAGGAATATGAAGAGGAATCAGTAACTGACGTCGAACAAGGTACACCAAAAGAATAAACATCGTCATATTAATAAAAACACCACATGCAAAGTATGGTAAAATTTTCCTTCTTAAAGGTTCTACGATACGTTTATGTAGTGCGTCATTTTCGAGTACTAAATCTATCGCTTGATTAGTAATATCATCAATGGACTCTTTCATTAAAGTAATTCGACAAAAAAATATAGAGAAAAAAACGGTTCACACAATTCACACCAAACAAATTGAACTTGTGCGTAAGTATATACTCGAAAACAAGAATGTATTCATATGTGGTCCTATAGGCACTGGAAAGTCATTTATTCTTAAAGCTGCACTGGAAGGAAAGAATTTTGTGGAATTACAAACGGATCATTTGAAAAGTAAATCATTATTCCTACCCTTTATAAAACCTTCCACTCAACACGTGTTTATAGATGATTACGAACCTGCGTTTAAATCGACAATTGAGCAAGTTTCTGATGGTGATAAACTTACTCGTGGTTGTCTACTGGTAACATCTACAAGTATGTGCATGTTTCCAAATTTTGAAACAGTCTTCATCTCTAGGCATAAACCTGATGTACTCTTGACATTGACAGATAAAAGGGGGTCTGAAGCGCATGGGGCGGCTATAAGAAGTGAGGGGAACATCCGAAATTTTCTTTCATATCTAGATGGTTACGATGTAATGGATAACTTCCAAACCCCAAAAGAGTTTATATCTGAATTTCTATCGGGTACCGGTCCCCTCGAAATACGTGATAGTATAGCTGAGCATGGACATATGTGGGATATATTTCAAGAAAACTACGTTGATTCTAGGGGTGTTGATTTGGTAAAAGCGTCCCAATCTTTCAGTGACGCGGATTATTACGACAGTCATATATATTCATCTGGGAATTGGCATCTCATGCCATATTTTGTACTCCATGCTCTAACGATACCTAAAACCGCGATCGGTGAACCGTTGGAAAAGGATAAACTCCGACCTGGTAGTTGTTGGACTAAACAGGGAAACTACAAGATGCGTAAACAGAAATTCAATGAAATTTATAAGAAATCTAGAACTGGTCTCGGTGTGGAAGAATTGTGCCTATTAAAGAATTATGCCGAGAAAGGTGATATATCAAAATTAGTACACTATAAAATCACTCCCCAAGATTTTGATGTCATCAATCATATTGCAGTAGGAAATGGCTTAAAACAGAAGGACGTAACTAGAGTAAAGAAAGCATTGAAGAATGTCTACGAAGGACGATGAAAAAGAAATCGAAGAGGTTGGGTGCACCAAGATTATCGGAAACGAAATTCTCTACTATGGTGATATCGATCGCGAGAATGCCCTCGATTTCGTTGAGAAGTTCAAGAAGCTCGAAATTGATATGCTAAAGAAGAAGGCTGAATTGATTGGGTATGAGCCACAAATCCGTGTTCACGTGATGAGTGATGGTGGTGACGTCTTCTCTGGTCTCAATATGATGAACGTTCTAGAGCGTTCGAGGGTAAAGGTTATTACAATTGCCCAGGGAGCCTGTTGCAGTGCCGCAACATTCGTTGTACTTGGTGGTTCAGAGCGTCGCATGGGTCGAAATGCCTACTTTCTGATTCACCAGATGTCTACAGAGTTTTGGGGTAATTATCAGGAACTCAAGAATGAGATGAAATCAACTGAAAAATTTATGAAAATGTTGAAAAAGATGTACTTGTCAAAAACAGAGATTCCCGAAAGGAAGTTTAAGCGTCTGATGAAGAAGGATATTTATCTGACACCAGAGAAATGTCTCAAGTATAAGATTGTTTCTGAGCTTGAGTAATTAATACTGAACGCCTGTACAAACCCAGAATACATAAAACAATAAAAACAATACAAAAAGTGTTTACGTTCATCGGTACATCAGTGACTTCTGGAGGCCTAAGTCGTTCCATTCTGCCGTAATTTACAACTGGTATAATAGGCATCTATTTAAAGTTGAGAAATTATTTACTCGTATAATGGAACGCCTTATCAAACAAGACAAGCATAACCGTGATCGTTACATTGACATCAAGGTTGTGGACTTGAAAAATGGGACCGCGGATATCGTGAAAATATCTGGTATTGTGGGAAGTGATAAATTTACTGAGTCACGAACCAATGTCAAGACTGGATATGAGAAGGCTCTCAAAAGAGCCCAAACAGTATGGAACAATGAGCATGCCAAGTGTAACCAAGTGTTACCCATGCTTGCAAACAAGTGGGAGGACCGTAAGAAGTATATATCTGAGCCCTTCTATGTTCAACCCAAGCTTGATGGTGTTCGTCTATTGGTATCCAAGGATGGGGGCATCTCGAGGACTGGTAAGATTGTTCCCGGAACTGAGATTCTTGGTAAAGGTCTCAAGAAAGGTCAATACGTTGATGGTGAGGCTTTTGATCCCAAACTTAGTTTTGAGGAGCTCACCAGTACTTTCAAGATGGACCCTTTGAAGCTCAAGTTCTATGTGTTTGACTACTTCGACCTCAACAAGCTCGACATGACCTTCGAGAAGCGTTGGAATCATCTAAGGAAACTCAAGAATCCTCACTACAAATGCGTCGAGACGACACTCTTACAAGAGCATCACCAGATGTCGGGTATGCATGAGGAACACGTGAAGGATGGACACGAAGGCACGATGATTCGTGATCGTGACAGTGTGTATGAGGTTGGTCAGAGAAGCAACTACCTCCTCAAGCACAAGGATTTCCAGACCGAGGAGTATGAGATCACGGGTGCAAAGACTGGTCACGGTCGAGACGCAAACGCGGTTGTTTGGGTCTGTAAAACCCAAGATGGTCACCAGTTTACAGTGCGACCCGAGGGGACCATTGTTCAACGCGAAGAATATTACAAGAATTACAAGAAGTACTTGGGGAAGATGCTCACTGTGCGTTTCCAAAACCTCACCGCCATAAATGTACCGCGTTTCCCCGTGGGTGTAGTAATTAGAGACTATGAATAATGTTTGTAATAAATAAATGAACAGGATCGCAATTGATATCGATGAAGTTTTAACAAAATTCTTATTTCCAATGGCTCGTTTTCATAAACAAAAGATAACTAAACCAAAATATAGTTATGTCTACCGTCAAATATTTGACATAGATGAATCAGCCTCACAGAAAATGGTGAAAGAGTTTTACCAATCTAAAGCATTTACAGAGCTTACACCTATATACGGGTCGCAATCAGCTATGTTTAACCTTAGGCAACGGTACAAAAAAATGTATATCATAACTGGACGTCAAGACATGGCTCGAGAAGAAACTGAAAGATGGGTAGATATGTATTTTCCATATATGTTCGATGATGTTATACTCACAAATAGTTATACACCAAACGAAATTCCTAAAGCGGACATATGTCGCGCCCTCAATATAGATCTCATTATCGATGATAATAAGGCCATATGTGATACATGCATTGAAAATGGGGTGCGCGCTCTAAATTTCATCGGTGGTGACGATGAGATTTATCCGTGGTGTGAAGAGAGTGATATAAGTATTCAAGGGTGGGTGAATGTTAATAGAAATGGGAATTTTAAAAAAATGATTTAGTAATTGGAATGAGTGGTCCATCAGGTGATTTCTTCATAAAAATGACTTCGTCACATTCACCACCCTTCATCGCCAATTGGGGCTCTCCACAAACCGTTCCCGATTTCTTATGTCTATCACAAGCACCCTTGGTCCTGTCTGTGATATTCATATTTTGACTGTACCCGATGAATGTTCTATCCCCTGCCTCGACCGTGGCTTTCCAACAATACCGACCAAAATCCCATTGCTTCGTGTTATCAACTGGGGGTGGTGGGGTATCTAGAGCGGACGATGCAAAACGGCGCCTGAATCTATTATTAAGGGATACGACGGGTGTAATCAATAAATTAGCAATAGTTGTCATTACTATTGATAAGAATTGTGTTTTTAAGTTAGTTTTTATTACTTCTCTGGTAAATCAAATGTATATTTAAGATTTTTTCTTTTTAAAACACCCGTTGTAGATAACTCTTGCCATTCGTGTAAGGATATCTTTGAAATTTTCAAATCTTCCAGTGATTTCTCATGTCCTTCTAAAATCCTGTCATCTAAGTGTTCATCTGCTGCTCTCATGAGGTGATACGCCATCATAGTTATTTCCTTCTCGTTAAAGTCTTCATCAGTGTTGTCATCTACACAACTCTTAGTGAAAGAGTCTCTGATGAGAGTTTTCAACTCATCAAAATCTAAATCACCCGAACCAGCAGTGTCAGCATCTTTAAATCTTTTGGCGGCAATACACGATTGGGTAGCGTACCGCGCAGCTTCACGTTTGGTATCAAACGGCTCTAACATGGCACCCCTATATAATTCAGAGAGTTCACCTAGACCAAATTTAGCAATGAAGCCAACGAGGGTAGTCGCAAGTCCTAATAGAACAATACCAGATGTAAATTGCATGAGAATGAAAAGGTAATCTATTTCCCCAATTAAACCAGTTTGTTG